GTAAACGTCAGCGGCGTGACCGGGTCAGACCCAGCCTGTGGAATGAAGAACTCACCGCCAGTGGTGAACACCTGGAAGTCGCGACCGCTGATGATGTCTGTGATGACGTTCAAGTCATTGGTGTCCAGCGTGGCCTCAACCGCATCATCGTCCAAAGACTCGCTTGGCACAAAGTCAAAGAACAGGCCAATCTTGGAGCCCCAGATTGTGGATGGCCGAGACTTGCTGCCGCCAAAGTACAGGCGGCCTTCATGGAAAGACACGGTGCGTGGCCAGCCCTTGGTGCTGCTCCACACATCCTCGTAAAAACACTCAAGGTTCCAATTGCCAGCAGTTCTTGCGGAAGTGTCAAAAAACGGGTATTCGACAATGCCCTTCACCACGGTGTCGCTGACAAACTCAGTAATCCTCACGCGCCCTTGAGGGGATGCATTTAAGTATTGGTAAACGCTCTCAGTAGCAAATGGAACCACCTTGTAATTGTCGCTTGCAAGAGGAGCAGTATCCCATGGAGGAAATGTCGTAGCAACTTTTGTTGTGCCGTTGTATGCTGTAATTTTTCTGGATTTCCCAGATTGCGCTCCAGAGGTCATGTGAACACACAGACCCTGAAAAATATTGTCGGTAGAGCTTGAAGACGCCTTCAAAGTTACAGAGGACAGAGTGGCTGCTTGTAGGCTGCCGGTGTCACCCGTATATGCAGATGCCGTTAATGTCACATTGCCGCTTACAGCGCTTGGTGTGATCGTCCCTTGTGGCTCAAACAGCCGCAAGTCAAACGCATATTTTGGAATGCTGTCGAAAGTAATTGATGTCGCTGTCCATGCTGTGTCGCTTGTCCGAGTAATCCGCACCGGCTGCAAGTCAGGATGCACCACGATCAGAGTGTCGGCAGACTGTGTCCAGCACATATCGTCAACGATGTCGCTGGCAATTGTGGTGGTCAGGTAGTTGTTGCCGGTGCCGTTGATGTTGGCCTGCACCACCCCAGCCTTGACAATGTACATACGGTTGTGGGTAAAGCACAACATGTAGCTGTCAGTCACAGAGAACTGAAACGGCACCAGCCGTACACCATTGGCCGCGCTTGGTGTGCTGCTGTTTGGCAGCTCAAAGATGTGCTTGGTGCCGGGTCTCCGGCGCAGCCCACCCTGGGGCTGGATCAGCACATTGGTGGCCTTGGCCAAGGCGTTACTGTACGCAGCCAGGTCAACCCTTGCCCGTAGCAAAGGGTCAAGCTCGCCGGTTGCAAAGTTGGTGGTGAACTCGACAAAGCGTGGCATTAGTTCCTCACTGCAATCAGGCTGTAGTCTTCAATGACTCGCACGGGATTGTTCTGGCCATCAATCTGGGCAGCTGTGCGGAAGTAGCCGCCACGGCCATTCTCGCTGATGTCGCCGGTGGCCACTCGTTGCCACTTGTTGGCCTTGTCTTGCTGCTCGGTCACGGTCTCAGCAATGTGCCATGCGACCATGTACTTGAGCAACTGCACAAAGTATTGCGGCATTGCGAACTCTGGCACGCTGTATTGGTAATCAATAAAGACTTCGGGCTGATTGGTCAAGAGCTTGTCGCCCTGGATCTCCCAATCTTGCCGTGGGCGAGCGCCTGGCTGCGCGGTCTCATAGACGGCGCGGGGGCTGGCAAGTCGGTCGCCGGGTAGTTGGTATTCGTACAGCCACACGCTGTTTGGGGTGGTGATCAGCCGAGCCAGCTGCACCTTCTTCATGCCGAACGTCCACGGGTACATGACCAGGGTGGAGTCTCGGATGTCAGGATATAGGCGGTCGCAAACACTCGACTCGTCGGTGCCGTCATTGAAAGACGATATTGCCTTCGCTCCGATCAGGAGGAGGGCATCAGAGCAGATCGATACACCAGTGTCACCAGCAGCCATTTGAACCCCTTAATGCGAGAAAGGCCAGCCCCCGAATAATCAGTGGCTGGCCTCTTTACAGCAGACCCGAATTAATCGGTATCGGTTGCAGTAATTACCACGCCGTCAGTGATATCAACCACGCCAGAGGCGTTGCTGACCACATAAGCGGTAGACATTACCGGTGTGCCACCCGTTGCCGAGTAACAGAAGATGATGTCGCCAACCTTGAGGATGGATGAAACCGCATTGAAATACCCGAGAAAGCGGATCACAGTCTGTGCATCTGCGCTGGCGTAGGTATAAATTGCGGGAGCATTACCGGCCTTGGATTGACCGCCAACAGAGCTAAAGCCTACAGAATCGAAAGCCATAATTCAGCCCTCCCTATTAAGCCGCAGCCGCTGTGTCGCGGGCGGTGATTTTTACGATACCTTCAACATCGATGGCAATGGCACCTGCGCTAAACAGGGCATTGACAAGGTAGCTGGTCTTCTCTGGGATGTAGTTGATCTCGGTCTTAGGAGCGATACCTTCTGCATAGCCAATCGCATCCTTGTGGAATGCGAACAGAGTGCGGTCACTGGAAGCGTCGATGGGCAAGCCACCTTCAGTACGGTCACCCAACACATGGAACGTGAAGCCCATGAATTGGTTGATCTCGCCTTGCACCAGAGCTTTGACGCTGTTGAAGTCCGAGCTGGTGACAGAGGTCTGCTCAAGCATCGAGGCCAAAGAATTGGCATGGATGATGATGTTGCGACCTTCGCTTGGCACGTTCTTCGTGTTCAAGATCTTGGCGGCCTCACGCAGCTTGGAGATATTCATGTTGGTGTTTGAGCCACCAATTGAATTTGCCACAGTGCCAGTGCCAGAAGCAGCGATCAGCGCATCAAGGATCAGCTGATCCTGGCGGCGGCCAATAGCGTTGCCGACAACTTGCACAAGCTCAGAGCGCTCGTCAAAGTTGACTTTTTGCTGGCTGAACACATCCGAGTATTCGGCTGCATTGAAGTCAGACAATGTGCAGGTGACAGTGGAGAAACCGACATTCATCGGAGTCACATCAGTCTGGGTGACGCGAGTAGTAGCTACGCCGCGACCGACTTTAGGGAACTTGACAGTGGAGCCTTCGACACCTCGACGCTGACGAACAGCAGCTACCAGCATTGCTTTGCCTTGGTACGCTTGCTTGACCTCTGCGTCGAATAGCGTCACAAAGGCGTTTGAAAGGGAAACGCTCATTTTGATACCTCATTCGGTTGTTGATCAGGGTTTGTCGCGCTGGTGGGCCGGTAATCCGGGTCTGTGCTTGCTGGTTGCGCCAGCCAATCGTCAGCATCCGCTGCGGTCGAGGGTCGGTTTCCCGGTGGGCCTTGGCGCGATTGTATGACTTTTTTGCAACAACGCAACAGGGGCTTTTGAATGTTGCACAAAAAAGACCCAGCCGAAGCTGGGTCAAGGCAACTGCCTTTCGGCAGACGGGGAGGAGTGCCCCGGATTATTTGGCGTACTGACCGAACATTCGTTCGACTTTTTGCCTGTAGCCAGCATCTGTTTTGTAGCGTGGATCACCAACCATAGCATAGAGCTCCTCTTGGCTTGGTGCGCCTTCCAGCTGGGTAGACTCAATTGGCACCCGGCCTTCGTAGGCTTCGCGCACTTTCATCAAGGCTGTAATGCCCCGGGCGGTGCCGCCCATGATCTTGAACTCTTCAAAGTCATCTTTTGACCAGACCCCCTTGTTGACCAGGCCGCGAGCCCAATCCACCATGCCGTTGACTATGGCACCACCCTTGGGGCCCAGCTGCTTCATCTCAACTTCTGGGTCAACCATGTCGCCTGACATCAGCTCCTTGGCCTGGGTCTGAAGATTGCCGACCAGGTCATCAAAGGCGGCCTGGGACAGACTGTTGTCCTTTGCCCAACTTGACAGGGTGGTGGCAATGGGGTTCGTGTCTGCCTCCTCGCCAAAGGCTTTGAGGTCGTATTTGCCATCTGTGGGCGCTTTGTGCTTGCCCTGGCTGATTTGCTTGCGCAGATCTGACCAGCTCTTGGCAATGCCTTCCAGGTCGGGCTCGTTGGAGTCCTTCTTCCAGAAGTTCTCGGGCCAGAAGTCTGGCCGCTCTAGGGGATCCTCGGCCTCTGGGGCACTGGGATCGGCAGCCTTGTGGCTGATTTCGGTGGTCTGGGGGTTCTCGGCCTTGGCTTCGTCATTCACTTGCACGTTGTCAAGTAGGCCGGTTGCACCGGGCTCGACGGTTGCTGTGTCGCTCATAGTTTCCTTGCTGTGTTAATCCGTACCTCAATGTCCCTCACCACCGTCCTCTGCCCTTCGGCAAAGTAGGCGTGCGAGGGGTCTGTGCCCGGTACGGCGATGGGCACATTTACATACATGTCTTTGAGCCACTGAAGCAGCTTCTGGCCATCCTCTGACCCAAACACCCGGAGCGTCAGCTTGACCAGATCCTCGCGCTTTTGGTCAACCTCGCGGATATCGCTGGGCTGGCCAATGGCGTCTAACTCATCCCAGCTCATACTGGCATCCCTTCAGGGGCTGGCATGCCCGGCATCCCGGCACCGGCCTGGGACTGCATGGCCATGGCCTGGGCGATGGCTTGCTGCTGCTGCTGATTACGCGCCTCTTCCATAAGCACG